TTATAACGATAATTATTTTATTATAACGATAATTATTTTATTATAGCGATAATTATTTTATTATAACGATAATTATTTTATTATAACGATAATTATTTTATTATAACGATAATTATTTTACTATTGCTTTTAGGGATTTATATAATACTTTAATTTGAACCAAAATATTAGATAAAAAGATACTCATACTATATAATAAACGGGCATGCATCTTGGTAAGTTTGTTCACACTGAAACTGGAAAAATAATAATGTCTATATTATTAGGTTTTGGATTAGCTTCACTTTTTAGAACTGTTTGTAAAGACAAAGATTGTTTATTATTTTATGCTCCACCTTTAGAGAAAATTAAGGATAAAATTTACAAATCGGGAGAAAAATGTGTTAAATATTCGCATATGCCAACAATGTGTGATGCTAATGTTAAAACCGTTAGTTTTAGATAAATGTTTGCGTAATTATTATATTCAAATCATTCTTTATAATAATTATGAGCGATTCAACAAGTATTTTAGATTTACCTACTGATCCTGTTGGAGGAGGAAATATAAGTAATAATATATCGATGTCTTCTACAGAAAATGTAGGACAACAATCTGGACAGTCGACTGCAGGATTATCTCTAGATCAATCAACTATTAGCCAAATAGTAAGCGGACTTCAACAAGCTAGCATTACTGGTGTTACTCAATTACCTTCTAGAGACATTCCGATGACTACAACTGGTCACAGTACTGATCCTCAAATTCAACCTAATTATGTTCCACAACATCAGAATCCCGTTGACTATATTAAAAATTACGAGCAAAGTTCTGACATGATAGATGAATACAATAAAGGAACGCGACAACAAAACTCGTTAGATGATATGTATAATGAAATTCAAACGCCTTTATTACTAGCAGTTCTTTATTTCTTATTTCAATTACCATTTTTTAGAAAATTTTTATTTAGTTATTTTCCCATTTTGTTCTCAAATGATGGAAATTTTAATATAAATGGATTTGTTTTTTCCAGTATTCTGTTTGGTATGTTATTTTATACTCTTAATAAGGTAACAAATCATTTTGGGGCGTTTTAACAGGCAAAACTATATATTTAAATAGTTTACACCCTTGAAGAATTTTTATATTCACCTGCTGAAATAGTAAATATATATGTAGCTAATAAAAATGAACGTGCGTTTATGTCGTGTTTACTAGAAAATTAAAAAATTTAAATAAATTTCTCTGATTTAAAATGAGCTTTATGACACGAATTATGTAAAACATTTTTTTTATGAAATTGATTTTCCTCAGCTGCTAAAACTGGTGAAATTAGTGCTCTATTTCCTTCTTTTGTAATAACTATATCTGAAATAAAGACCGTTTTATTATTATCAGCATAATTATTGTAATACTTATCCAATAAAATCTTGGCATGATTTCTAGATAAAATATACATATGCGTTCCAGTTAAATTATCTGGATAATTATGGTATGAATAAATTGGTTTTATGTTTGTTTTTCTTTTCAAACTATATCCAATATCTATCATTTCATTTACTTTAAATGGCGTTAAATACCCTAATAATAATATATCTAAATTTAATATATTAAAATCTAGCAATATTTTTGGCATAATATCAATTAAATCCTTATGAATATGTATATCATCTTCGCAAAAAACACCATATTTTTTATCTGTTTTATAATAAAAATTATAAATCATATCTAAGTGTCCATAACAACATGACCATTCTCTCAGCAAACATTCACTTAGATTTTTATTAATAAGTCTTTTATCATCATGACTAACGCCATCATAAAATTTATAATCAACCTCAAAATTATTAAACCGTCTAATCATATTATTCTTTCTCTCTTCATTATTAAAAGATAAACAATAAAATTGACAATTAGGTAATTCTTTCATTATATAATTATTAAATATTTTCTATATCTAAAAAATTATACGTTTTATTATAAAATAGTTTATACTTTTTTATAATAATTAAATGATTAATGATTATGTAATTAAATTAATAGAAAATTTACCAGATGATATTAAAAATGTAAATGAACCAATTAAAATGGATATTGTATTAGACGGAGGAATATTTAACGGGAGCTATCATGTAGGTGCCTTATATTTTTTAAAGGAAATGGAAAATAGAAAATACATTAAAATAGAACGAATATCAGGATGTAGTGTCGGTTCAATTGTTGGATTTTTATATTTTATTGATAGTCTAGATTTAATGTCTAGTTTTTATGATTTAATTAATAAAGATTTTAGGCAAACATATAACCTTAATCTGATTAAGGAATTAAAAAAACATTTATCTGACCGCATTCCTAGTGATATATGCGAGAGAGTAAATAGAAGATTATATATAACATATAATAACATTAAAAAAGGCACTAAACCAGTTAGGTCAGTTTACAAAGATGTTGATGATATAATTAATACAATTATCAAGTCTAGTTATATACCTTATCTAATAGACGGAAATATACTTTATGAAAACAAATCTGTCGATGGTATAATACCATTTGTTTTTAAAGAAAGAGAGAGAAAAATCCTATATTTAGACCTTTACGGAAGTGACAAGTTAGGGAACTTATTAAATGTTAAAAATGAAAAAAGTAATTATCATAGAATTCTCTCTGGGCTGCTTGATATACATAGTTTTTTTATAAAGCAAAGTAATACATCTATGTGTAGTTATGTAAATGATTGGACATATTCTAACATTTGTTTTAACTATCTTAAAACTATAATAGAGAGAATGTGTATTTATCTAATACATGTATTACTATTTTTAAAAAAAAATATTTCATCCCAGTTTAAAGAGACAGTATTATATAAAATATTATCAAAAATATCATATGATATTTTTATCATAATATTGGAAAATTATTGTTTATAAGGAGAAACTATTGTTTATAAGTTTAAATTGTTTAGCATTTATATTACTAATAAATATGGCAGATATGGAGAATATTAACATTTCTACTTCAGACTTCTCATTAGGAGACATTCCTGATATTAATGAAATTATTTCGTTTGATAATAGCGATGACTATTTAAAATATATTTATATTGTTATTGCCATTGTCGTTGCTGTAATATTATTTTTAATTTATAAATATTTTGTGAGAGAGAAAAAGGTTACATTTCAAGATAATTGTGACGGAGATGTTTGTTTTAGAAATGATTATAATACTTAATATTTCCGGCGCGTTTTACCTCCGTAAATAGCGAATCCTTTATTTTTTTTGGTACCAACTTTTCTTTTCTTTTTTTTATTTTTAACATCATCTGGTTTTTTATTTTTAATATCAGTTGATTTTTTATTTTTAACATCATCTGGTTTATAATTTAAAAACCATTCTTCTATTTCTTTTTTATCATTATTTTGTTTAATTTCTTTATATTTTGCTGCTTTATGAGCCCGCATTTCTTCGACAGATTCTTGATGTCCATAGCATGTAATACTAAAACGTCTAAGTAAACCTTTTTGTTCTAATCTATTTTTTTGTTGAACATCAAAAAGAAATTTTGACATACATAATATTCTATCTAAAAATTGATTATAATATGGTCTATCGGCATATAAAAATGCTAAATAAAAACTCAACATAGTGTCAATTGTTGCTATTTTTACCTTTTCACCTTTTATAATAAGAATATTATAACTATGACACGCAATTGGTTTGTATATAATAACAACGGTGTCATTTTTTATTCTAACCTCATAATGTTCTGGGATTACTTCTCCAACTGGCTGTCTTTTAATTATTTTGGCATTTTTAACACCAACATCTTTTAAACGTTCTTTTATAATTTGTGCGGTTGTTTCAGGATCATTTGATAATACATCAAAGTCTGCTATTCTCTCCAATTTATGTTGAAGATTTTTTGGCATATATTGAGAATATAATGAAATAGCGTACCCACCAAAAAATACTACTCCTTGATTAACTAATGTATTTCTGACATTATCATAAATAATATCCTCCTGTGTTTTATTTTCCATGCTTCTTTGAAACTCAACCTCGTTACAATTTATATTTGTAATTGGATAATGTTTATTTAATAATGCTAAACGCTTCATTACTTTTTCCCATCTGCTTGTATCTCCGGCTGGTCTTGATAACTCTAAATACATTGACATTCTTAAATAATTTGGAGGTGTATATAGAATTCCACCAACTCTAATTGAATCCTTTTTAAGTGCATTATATATTGGGTTTGGTAAAAGTGTAATATCAGCAACTGGTATATAATTTACAAAAACTTTATATGTACCATGATGTTGACCTGCTTTTGCTTCTACATCTGTAAATCCTTTTTTGTAATATATATCTGCTAATTCTTTCGCGTCATCTAAAGCATTTGTAGTAAAAAAATCATAGTCTGGTACTTCTAACTCCTTGTTATAAAATTGATCTTCTGATGGTAATATATTATTAATTGCAGTTCCACCATAACAAATTAAATTTTTTTGTTTAATGAAATCTTCAACTATTTTAATAATATTTTTGATATCATCTGAATTTACAACGCGTTTTGCTATTTTTTCTTCGGCTTTGTCAGCTGCCATTCTTAATATTGCTAATTCACAATCATCAAATGTTAAATCTTTACAAACATTTTTCGATTTCATACTTTCTTATATATTACCTAGAATTAATTATTACATAAAATTTAAAAATTATTTAATAATTCGCATTAAAGATATTTAATTTATTTTTAAGTATATAAATTAATATTTAAAACTATAGAAATCACTGCTCGCTTCACGTGTAGAATATGAGTAAGCCGGATTTTGTGGTGTTGGGGTTGGAATTGTAACAGGTACGTATCTTAGTGATTCTGGTTTCAATGAAAAAGCGTAACCTGCTCTATCAAAAAACTGAGCATTTTCCATAAGCAAATTATCAACTAATTGATAACGCATAGCAACCATTTGGCAACCATATGCTCTACATAACGTAGCACTTGGATTAGCAGGATTTACACCACTATCAGGAAATACAATTGTCATGCCTCTTCTGTTAAAATCAGTTAATTCTTGTACATCTGGGCTATTTTTTACACCATAATAATCAGAAGCTCTCACAAATACAGAGTTACTAGTTAAGTTTACATATTCAAGAAATTCATTATTTTCTAAAAATGCGTTATTAATTTTGTCAACAATTAAAATAACTTTATTTTTGAAATTTAATAAAGGCATATTTCCTAAATTTTTACCTGAATTTTCAAAACTATATTCTTTTCCAAGCATTATATTGTCATATGATTTGAATATATCAGCTAATTTTGTATACATATCTTGGTTGTTACTTTTAATTCTTAAGTGAATTAAAATGGGATCAGTAGAATTAGGACATGTACCTCCGGCAAAAGCATAATTATTAATTGTATCCATTACACTTCCAAAATTTACAGAATTGAATGTTTCCTTAACATAATAATCATCCGATGTACTTGTAGCAACAACCGGTTGATTATTTACTGAGTAAATTTCGAAGTCTAAACATCTAACACCTTGCTTTAGAACTGCTTTTAAATTACAAATATTTACAAAATCATTTTTATATGAATATCCGCTGCAAGCATTGTAAGCTGTTTTAATATAATAATCATATAAGTTGAACTTACAGTCAGGGTCGTTGGCAGAAATAGGTCTTATATTACCATCAACAGTAGAATATAAATTGTTCATATAGTCACATTCTCTACTTTCTAATTTACTAAGGTAAATCATATATCCAATAAAAATTATTAAAATAATAAAAATAAATGAAATTATCATATAACTCTGAAAATCCTCGTCTAAAGATTGTAATTTTGACAAATAATCTGTAGGTTGGCTTGACATTAATCTAATATATAATTATCTTTTAATTTTGTTTATAAAGTTTTATTTAAAACAATCAACCTTTTCTCCCTTTGAGTTATAGACCCATATCTCATAATCATAACCAGATTCCTTAGCATATTTTTGCTTTAAAAATACATTACTTTTTTTATTATTTAATGTCCACGTTGATTTAACTTCAATACATTTATTTTGAGACTTAATAAATATATCTACAAAATGATAATGTAATTTTCCATTTTCATCATTATATGTAATTTTTGGAACATTTTTACAACCTGTTATAATATCATTTTCATCAATATTATTAATAATTTCATTTAAAGCAAAATTTTCATAACCTTGATATTTTATTTGTTTGCCTGAAGGCAATATATAATTTTTTGAGACAAATGAATTATTTAATGTTTTATTTGCTATATCTGCGTTTTGTGAAGGATACTCAACTCCATATTTTTTTATATTTGTTTTTTTTATTTTTTCAATTATTTCTTTTGACTGAAAACAATTTTCAACCCCATATTTTTTTAAACAGGTTTCTTTTCTATTTTGAATAAATTCTGGATTTTGACTAGCATACTCTACACCATATTTATGTAACATTGTTTTCTTTCTCTTATTAATAACTTCTTGTAATTCTAAAATATGTTCAACGCCATATTTTTTTAAACATGTTTTCTTTCTTTTTTCGATAACACAATTGGATTGTAAAGCATGTTCAAACCCATATTTTTTTAAGTTAGTTTCCTTTCTCTTATTAATAACTTCTTTAGTTTGATTTGGATTCTCACAACCATATTTATTTAAACAAGTTTGTTTCCTGTTTTCTATTATATCTTTATTCATAAAATAATGTTCAACCCCATATTTTTTTAAACTTGTATTTTTTATTTTATGATAACTATTTTGCTGAACGCATTTTAAACAATAGCAACCTCCATTATCTAAAAATCTTCTAAATGTTTTATTTACAATATTATTACACTCCGGTGTTAAACATGCTGCTTCAATCGCGACATCCCTATTAACTGTAATATTTTTATAATCATGTAACAATTTAATATTATTTTCATTACAATATGTTTCTAATCTTAAAAAATCATACTTATTCCTAATTTTAGTCATTTATAAATTAACTAAAGAAAATAATTTTATATAGTTTTTATAAAATCTATATAAAACTCCTAAAGAATATTTTCATTTTCATTTTTAGCCTTTTTTTTTAAATATGCGGTTCTAGCCCATTTTTTTCTTTGTTCTTCTGAAGGAATATATGTTTTTTTATATTCAGAATGTTTTATTTTAATTTCTTCTTTATGAGTTTCATAGTATTTTTTAGAATTACATTGATATGTATTAAGCTTATGTTTAAGGTTTATTATTTCATTTTCTAATAAATTAATCCTTTCCTTTAAAGAATTATTTTCATAAATAATTTCTTCTGTATTCATTTAACTATTTATATTAAATAAATATATTTTTATATATTTTAGACTTAAAATAATTTAATTATAAGATTATAATATACATAACATGACTGGTGGCTTATTAAATCTTGTAGCAACAGGAAATCAAAATGTGATATTAAACGGTAACCCATCTCGCACTTTCTGGAAAGCCGCGTATAAAAAATATACTAATTTTGGTTTACAAAAATTTCGCCTAGATTTTGATGGAACCCCTTCTCTCAGTCTAACAACTGAATCTACATTTAATTTTAAAATTCGTAGGTATGCTGACTTACTTATGGATTGTTATATTTCAATCAATTTACCAACTATTTGGAGTCCTATAATGCCTCCACAAGCTGTAACTCAGCCTGATGGCTCAACTATTTATACCGAATGGGTACCATATGAATTCCAATGGATAAAAGATATTGGTGCGCAAATTATTAGTCGCATTACTATTACTTGCGGCAATCAAAAATTACAAGAATTTTCTGGACAATATCTTTTAGCTTCAACTCAAAGAGATTTTTCTAGTAAAAAATTAGAATTATTTGATGAAATGATAGGAAATGTTCCTGAATTAAATGACCCGGCAAATGCTGGTTCTCGTGTAAACGCGTATCCAAATGCTTTTTTCGCGGGTATGCCACCGCCTAATGAGACAGCGCCTAACCCAGCAGGAGCTCAGCCTTCTATAAGTGGCAGAACCTTAATGATTCCTCTAGGAGCCTGGTTTAATTTAGTTTCAACACAAGCATTTCCTTTAGTCGCACTTCAATACAATGAGTTACAAATTAGCGTATCATTTAGACCAGTGAATGAGTGGTTTACAATTCGTGATGTGATGGATTATACAAATAATTTTCCCGTAGTTGCTCCAAACTTTAATCAATTTTATATGCAGTTTTATAGATTTCTTCAGACACCTCCCGATGAAGCTCTTGGTCCAACCTCTTATCTAGATACTAGAACTAACTGGAATGCTGATATTAATTTAAATTGTACTTATTGTTTTCTCTCGAATGATGAATCTGAAATATTTGCTAAAAATGAACAAAAGTATATTTTCAAACAAGTATACGAAAAACCATATTATAATGTCACTGGAGCGAACAAGATCAACTTGGATTCAATAGGTATGGTTATCAGTTGGATGTTTTACTTTCAACGGAGTGATGCTAATTTACGTAATCAATGGTCTAACTACACAAATTGGCCTTACGAATACATGCCTCAAGATGTAACCCCAGGGTCAACTGCAGGAAACTATGTAAATCCGGCACCAAATCCACCAAATCCAGCAACACTAGGACCCGGTTTGAATCCAGATGGAACATTAAGTGGTCTTTACACTACTGGAGTGTATAATCCACAAAATATAAAAGACATATTGATTGCTCTTGGAATATTAATGGATGGTCAATATAGAGAGAATATTCTCCCAGTTGGAGTGTATAATTACATTGAAAAGTATGTTAGAACAGCTGGTTTTGCCCCTCCTGGATTATATTGTTATAATTTTTGTTTAGATACAAATCCTTTTACAATACAGCCTTCTGGTGCTATGAATATGAGTAGATTTACTAATATTCAATATGAATTTACAACTATTACCCCTCCTGTAGATCCATACGCTCAAACATTAACTATTTGTGACCCAAATACTGGCGATATAATTGGCATAAATAAACCAACATGGAGAATTTATGATTACAATTTTAATATGTATTTAATGGAAGAGAGAGTAAATATGGTGGTATTTGTTGGTGGTAACGCTGGACTTTTATATGCTACATAATAATTATTTAAAATAATATAAATAAATAACAATTATTATATCATAATATGATGTTTAGATATAATAATAATATACAAAAACTTGGGTTAAATAAAGTAAATGTTTATAAATTTATTTACCCACTTAAAGGCCGATACACTACATGAATGTAGGGAAAAACAAGAATTTCTGAAAAAAGTCGCTCAAAAAGTTCCCTTCATATGTAGTATCGATGAATGAAATTTTTCGAGTAAAGTTTTTTTGAATTTTCATTTTTGGACATTTTTAATGTCCATTTTTGAAAAGTATAGATATTTTATGTCAAATAATACAATTGTGAGACCATAATTGAAATTTAGCATCTGGGTACCAAAAAAATAATTCTAATTTTGTTACGATAATTTTTTTTATATTTTATTTAAAAAAGGATTTAGGGATTTTATACATTTCCAATATATAGCAAAATGGAAATAAATTTCTCCCCAAAAATCCCCAAAAAATATAATTGTATTATTTGTGACTATTATACTAGCAACAAGAAGGATTATGATAAACATATACTCACATCAAAACACAAAAAAAATCAAAATGGAAATGATTTGGAAATAATGGAAAACAAATTTATCCCCGAACATATTTGCGAATGCTCAAAAAAATTTATTACCTATAGTGGTTTATGGAAACATAAACAAAAATGTATTACGCATGAAAATATAGAAAAAGAAGAGACAGAATTTAAAGTTTTAACAAATTTAGTTTTAGAAGTTGTTAAACAAAACCAAGAACTTATTAATCAAAATAATGAAGCACATAAACATAATCAAGATTTAACTAATAAAATTGTTGAAATGAGTAAAAATGGCACATGTAATACAACAATAACAAATAGTAATAATAATTCAAATAATAAAACATTTAATCTTAATGTATTTTTAAATGAAACGTGTAAAGATGCCATGAATATTATGGATTTTGTAGACTCTCTCAAACTTCAATTATCCGATTTAGAAAGCGTAGGTAAATTAGGTTATATAGAAGGCATTTCTAATATTATTATTAAGAATCTTAAAGAAATGGATGTTCATAAAAGACCTGTTCATTGTAGCGATTCAAAGAGAGAAATAATGTATATTAAAGATGAAGACAAATGGGAAAAGGAGAATGAACAAAAACTAAAACTACGTAAAGCAATTAAACGTGTCGCAAATAAAAATCAAAGATTACTTCCTAAATTTAAAGAGGAACATCCAGATTGTGGAAAATATCATTCCAAATTTTCTGACCAATATAACAAATTGATTGTTGAATCTATGGGAGGTTCTGGAGATAATGATATTGAAAAGGAAGACAAAATCATTAGAAAAATAGCAAAGGAAGTTACAATAGACAAAAATTATTAAATTACAATTTAGTTTGTTGGAATGGGTGCGTTTGAAGCATATGGTCCATCTTCAATAAATTCACCTGTTAAACTGTATCTTTTAGGATAGTCTGGCATAAATTGAAGACCAGATGGCTTATATCTTTGATCAAATAGTTTCTGTTCTTCATTAAATTCGGGTGACCATACATCGACACCAAAATTTGCTTGGTCTGGTTTAGAATACATATTTGATGTAATTTCTAGTTCTTTTGTTCCATAACCGTCTGTTAAAGAAGAATATTGAGGCGTTACACCCATTGTTAATTTGCCAGCATCATTGTCTCCAGGAACGCAACCGTTTGCTTTTGATTTTGGAAGAGGAGGCGAATAAGGCTGACATCCAGGACAATCAATATCAGCAAAACATTGTTGTCCAGTTATAGAACATCTGGCAGTCGGTCCACAAAAATTTTTACAACTATAAGTTGTTGTTAAAGGTAGATCTACAGTATGACTTGTTGAACCATCGTACTTTTCTTGAGTAATTCCATTTGTAAACCATTCAACCGAAGGTAGCATTGCTTCAACCGAAGGTAGCATTGCTTCAACCGAAGGTAGCATTGCTTCAATTATATATTTTTCAGATATTAAATAATCGATCCACTTAAATATTATTACAAATAATATCAAGCTTATTATTAACAAAAATAAAATATTATATTGTTTTTGAGAGAATTCCATATAATATAAATTAATATTAAAATAATTAGGATTACATTTATTAACTTAATTAGGCATTTTAATAAAAGAAAATACAAATATTTTATATCATTTTAATATAAGTATGTCAGAATCAACCGATACCTCAGCTATTGATGAAAAAAAAAAAGAATCGGCTTCATCAAATAAAGGTGATTTTTTTTCAAGTATTGTCAGTTTTATCACTTTAGTAGTAATTATATTTATTGTTATATTAGTTTATTATACTGGAAGTGGATTATTATTGTATGTTTGTAAATTAGCACAATCTAATATATTACCTACTGATGAACGATGTTCGCCTTATACAGATAATCCACCAAATATACAACCAATTAAAACAAATATTTTTCCAACAGGAGGAGAGAAACCATTATCAGATAAACTAAGTTTCCCATATAATGAATATAACTCAAAAAATTATATTCTAGACATGTTCCGAGAATATAAAAATGAACCAAAATCTAATTTTTTAGCGAATTATTTAATTTCAATGATAGAAACAGTTATACAATTTAATTATTCATCATTTAACAAAATTTTAGATATGTTAAATGGATTGCCTGAAATTATTTTAATTATATTTGGTCCAATAATATTTGCCTTTATATCAACATTAATTTTTATAGCAGATCATTTATATTTAATATATTTATGGTTTGCTCAAATGGGATGGTTCTTTAAAACAAATACAAATGACTCTGGAACAGGAAAACCAGAATGGGAAGATACATCGTTTATTTCACCTTTTAACTATGGATGTGCTATTGGACTAGTAGTATTATTTTGTATTTTATTTTTCTTTTCATTACCATTTATTACAATTTTAGCAAGTTTATCAATGTTATGGTGTACATTTTCATGTATCACATATAAAGCAGAAATGGGAGGTAAAATTATAACAGCTTTACCAATAATAAAAGACACCTTTAAATATTACAAAACAGCTATTATGGCTATAATAAGTTTCCTTGTTGTTGTTAGTGCATTTAATAAATTAGGAACTATTCCTGGTTTATTTTCAATATTAGTATTAGGCTTAATATATTTTGGAATAATTTCAATAGATTTATTTAATGAAATAAATAAAACTAATTTATCACCTCTGGTAAGTGATAATCAAGCAAAAAAAACATGTAGTTTTAAAGAACCGGCTAAGGAAAAACATGGACTCTTGTATAATTTATTATTTGGACAAAAGGGTGGAAACATAACTAAGGAAATAAAGGACATTGGTAGAAAACTATCATGTAATTAATACTTAAATACAAATTTATAAATATTAATTAAAATGGGAAAAGATAAACTATACGAATTACCTACTGTCAGTATTTGTACTCCAACATTTAATCGAAGACCGTTTATACCTGTTATGATTAAATGTTTTGAACATCAAACATATCCAAAAGACAAAGTTGAGTGGATTATTATAGATGATGGAACTGATAAAATTGAAGAGTTAGTTACACATATTCCTCAAGTTAAATATTTTAAGTATGATGAAAAAATGAGTTTGGGTAAAAAGAGAAACTTATTAAATGAAAAGGCTACAGGAGATATTATTATTTATATGGATGATGATGATTATTATCCGCCTGAAAGAATTAGACATGCCGTTGATACTTTAATCGCAAACCCTAACGCATTATGTGCTGGTTCTAGCGCAGTATTTATTTACTTTAAACATATAAATAAGATGCTTCAATTTGGACCATATGGATCTAACCATTCAACTGCTGCTACTTTTGCCTTTAGACGTTCATTACTAAATCAAACAAAATTCGATGAAGGTTCTTGTGTTGCAGAGGAAAGATATTTTTTAAAAGAATACACAATTCCGTTTGTACAATTAGAATCAAGAAAATCAATTTTAGTATTTTCTCACAATCATAACTCATTTGATAAAAAAGAATTATTGGCGCAGGGTATTAATCCAACGATTCACGATACATCATTAACACCATCTGATTTTGTTAAGGAGCCAGAGATATTAAAATTCTTTATGGAAGATATAGACAAATTATTAGATGCGTATGATCCTGGGAAACCACAATACAAACCAGATGTTACAAAACAAATAGCTGAAATTAGAGAAACTAGAGAAAAAATGAAGAAAGAACATCTACAATATCTAGACACAATGAATAAAACAAATATGTTAACAAATCCTCAGGCTTTTCAAAATAAGATAAATGAAATGAGTTATGTTATTCAACAATTAAGCATGGAAAATGGTCAATTACAAGATAAAGTTAAATATTTGGAAGATAAGATTAAACAATTTATTAATGAAAAAATACAAGAAAGAATCAAGGACAAACATATTCAACTTTCAAATAAAGAATCTTCAATATTAAATACAAACCCAAAGTAAAGTATATTTAAATATACTTAAAGACATTTTATTAATATTAATTACCAGTGATGGACTATAACGACGTTGATAATCAAATGGAATCTTTTCATGAACAAAAGGAACAACTTACAATAATGAATAAAACAAAATCTATGGATAAGGGACATTCTGTAATTTATAAATATTTTCCTAATAAAAATGGTCAATTGAAATTGTTGCCAGTTAATATTTATACATCTGGTGGAATAGGTTCGCAAATCAGAGATGCTGAAACTGGCGAGTATTATTCAAATATAGTTGGAAATGCTGACGAAGATCTATTTTTTAAAGTAGTTTTAGTAACTGGCGAATGTAAAAGTAAAAATGGATCTAATACGTTATTTTATTTATCTCCTAGACATTACATGTCTCATCAAAATTGTCAAGTTAGTGAAGAAGATGTTCACAGATGGCAAGAAAAACGTGATGATAGATATAAAACTAAGAATTCTATGAAAAACAAAAATATGGTAGTTATTATTAACTAAAATAAAAATAAATAAATTAAATAAAAATATCATAATGTAATTAATTATGAAATTTTTAATGTCATTTATTTTAAGCAATAAGCAAAATACTTATATATAATTATTTAAATATAAATTATATATATATATTATGTTGGATACATTAATGACACCATTATCATATAATAATCAACACAAATTTTAAGAGATAAATCATGTATAGCATCAACTAAATTTTCCGATAAACTTTCTGTGTTTTTAGGAATTGAAAAGGGAACAGAAATGACTCGTGTTACACCGACCAAAAAGAAAAATGAGACAAACTTTCTATAAAAAATAAAAAATGTTATTCTTATTCTCAATAGTGTAAAAGCACCCTAATGGGCATTATACTATTTCACAATTACATTTCTGTAATGGTTAGTATATTTTATTGGAGTTTGCGAAACGCAGTGCCTTGTGTATTCTCTTCTATACTTTTCAGGTCTTTCTCCTGTTTCCAT